GGGCCGATAATGTCGACGGTCGCATTCTGCGCATCCGTAATCGCCGTCACTTTGACGACAACGTAACCGGGGTGCAGATACTCCCAAGTCACCGCGCCGTCAGATTCCGTGCCTTCTTCGTGTATAGGGCGCACAGATCCCGTTGTAGCGGAGTTGGTGGCCTCGTAATACTTGCCATCAGACTTGCGCAGATTGGTCGAGGTGACCGCCTTGTTCGTTTCCCAAGGCGGCGTCGTGATATTGACCGGCTCCAGCCGGAACAGCATCCCAACGTGCTCGTTCTCAAATACGTCAGTCGTGCAGACTAGCGACACTCCGGTGCCTGATGATGCACCAAGCGTAAAATTCTTGTAGTCGATCGGCTCGACTTGGAACGGGCCATCGGTCGGAGCATAAGTCGCAAACGCCCAGCTCGTGTTGCCGCTGCGGGTCAATGTGCGCGGCGCATAGCCATCGCAACCGATATACAGCACATCACCCGATTGGACGATAGAAAGGGCGCAGCCACCTTCTGCATTCGTTAAATCAGCTTCGGCATACGGACTTGCGATCTCATAAACTTTTTGCAGATCTCCGTTGAATACATACGCGCCGAATGTAGTTGTGTTGATGTTGTTTCCGTACCAATCCTTGAGCTCAAACGTATTGGCACCAGCATTGACGTTCGCAACCTGTACATACCGGCCATTGAGCTCGGTCATGCCCTCGACACCGCTCACAAGGAACCAGTCGCCGTTAGCAGGATCGGTGCCTGTGTAGGTCAGTACGCCGGGATTGGCATTGGTGATATTGGTGATATCAAGTGTGTCACCGAGTACCACACCGCGATCGGTGAAGAAGCGAACATACTGATCGCCGAACTCGAGCACATAGGCTTGATCGAACGAGAACTCAAACCGCTTGAGATACGACTTTTTGCTCTGGTACTTCGTCGGCAGAACAAACCGCGTACCCGGCATCCGCTTGGCCGGCCCCTGCACGGTTGGCACGAATCGCTCCATCTTGTAGCAGGAGCTCGAGTATTTCTCAAAATCGACGCGACCAGACAGGAGAGGGCCGACCTCGCCGCCGTTGAAATTCGAGATCGCAGGCGAAACCTTTGCCATGCGTTACAGCCTCGCCAAGATCCAAGTCTGGTCTGCGAGAGACTCCGGTGGGTTTTCGATTGCGTTAGCTATGACGGCATCCTTTATCGAGTTTCGATAATCGTTATAAGCCATCTGTTTCTGCTCTGCGCTTGCCGTCAAAGGCTCGGCAAGAATGTACGCAAGATAAGCGGAGAAAGCCATATCGAACGCCGCATCGAACTGCACCGGATCAGTCACCCGAGACAGATAACGCAGCTTCAACGGGCCAGCCTGATTCGAGAGAATGTATTTGCCCTCGAGCACATACTCCTGTCCACCCGTCGATATCAGATCCGACAGATCCGGTGACGGATACCATTGCCCGACTTGCAGGATGCGCATACAGTCGGTTGGGATTTGATACTGATAAGCCCAGTCCCAAAGTGGGACTGTGGTATCCGCAGCGAGGTTTGCTCGCTTAATGCAAAAGCGCCACGAGAAGCGGCGCTGGAGATAATCCCGTGTCATATCGAACACGGCATTCACCTCACGAGCAGGCTTAGTGTTGTCCGTAAGGTTCAAAATGCGCAAATCCCCGAGCTTCGTCAGCGCGAGGTTTGCGATTGCTACATTGCTAGCGGCCATCGGGAGACCCCGAGACCGTTAAGCCGGCGGCCAAATATCTTCGATGATCGCCTGCTTGATCGAATCGATCGCGTACAGGACTTCATCCTTGTTCATATTCGCAGCCAGATCCACGCGCAGCTCAACGTCCGTGGTCGCCGTCGAGGCCGCACCTTCGGTCACGTTGCGAACGCCTTGCTCGCCGCGATCAATACCGTAAAAACGATCTGCCATGATTCTCTCCTAGGAGAAAGGGGCGAGCCGGTTTCCCGACCCGCCCCAGTTTCTTACGCCGTGTAACGACCGATCAGCTTCACCGTACCGGTGGCGTCAGCGTCGCCGGTCAGCGTGAAAGCCACATCGTACGACACAGACGGGTCAGCCGTGAGACCGAGGGCATCCCAAAGCTCCTTGCCGCTGTTCGCGATCGAGAACACCGCCGACTCATGCAGAACATCCGTGCCGTTCAGCGCGCCGCCGTTGAGCGACAAAGCCGAGGCAAAGAAGTCAGCATCAACCACCGCACCGCCATCAGCCGCATAGAGGCCAATGTCAGCAGCGGTCGTGGTGCCGATGTCCGGCGAGTAGATGCGCAGATCCGTGATGACCGCATTCGAGGGAACGCGGAACATACGGTAGGTCGAGGCGGTCGTGTCACCCGAGGTGATCGCAACCGTCGAAACCTTAACGTGCTCAAAAGCGCCGTCAACACGGGGGCTATTGAGAACGACCGGGGTCGCATCTGCATTGGTGATAAGGGTTGACTTAACTGCTACAACTGCCATTTTCGTTTACTCCCTTATTCCGCGCAGAGGATGTCAACGACCTTCTTCTCTTCCGTGCGGGTAGCACCGAAGGTACCCATCAGGTAAACCTGATACGGGTGCGAGGAGAGGTCACGACGCTGCGTGATGTCAGACATGATGTCATTCCACATACCGAGGTGAACGCCCGAGGGCACCCACACAGGGCAGCGACGGAAGGTCGAGCTCGTCGGCAGACGCTCGGTGTGGATGAAGTTGATGCCCAAGAACTGCATCACCTTGCCATCCTTCATCACCGGAGTGTCGCTGTTGAAGTCGCTCGAGACCACTTGGATTTGACCCAAGAGATCGTCGTGCTGCTCGGCAGAGATGGCGCAGTACACCGGCTCCGCGTCGAGATCAACCTCGTTCTCCATCAGGATGCGACGCGCTTCACGCAGCTTGTCGACCGTGAGGCCCACGTTGCCAGAGGCAGCGTAGTTCACAGCAACGCGCTGGTTCGTCGTGTCGAACTGAGTGGTCGTGCCGCCAGCTTCGCCCGTCTTGTTGTCGCCGAGCATACCGCTGATGATCACATCGTCCATCGCACGGCCCATCGCGTAGAGACCGTTCTGCGCATAGGCAGACTGCGGGTCGGCGAGGAGACGGAGCTTGTCGAAGTTGTCGATCAGGTCAGCCCAATCGAAATCTTCCGGGAACACCCAACGACGGTTGTTCGGGGTATTGACCGGGACGATCGGCTGGTAGCGGGTCGAAACCGCACGAGCAGCGGTAGCACCGTACTGCGTGACGACTTCAGACTGCTTGCCCTTGTACGAACCAGTCTGCACAGAGGTGCGCAGCTTGGAGCCCTTTTGCTGCAACAGCAGCGAGATGTTAGTGCCGTATTGGACGGCATAAACTGATGCAATATTGTCGGCCATGATAGCCCTCCAAAAAAACTAAATATGTAGTGTTTCTCGGATGGCTTGTCCGTTGCCGGGGCCAGAATCCTTGCGAGATACGCTCTCACCGATCGGTCGTCTTTCCGACTGTCAGTTGGGGTCTTACGACTTGCCCTGTCCTATGCGCAAAAAAAGAGACCCGAGATTTCTCCCGGGTCTCAATGCTAGCTCTCACAGGAGAATACGCCGAGGATAGTACCTCGCGCGTATCACACTAGCAACTACTCTGTAAACAGCTCTGGGTTAGCCATTCGTTGCAGTCGCATCATCTCCTCGATCGCGCCTTGTCGGATCTTCTCATCACGGTTCATGTAGCGACCCATGAACTCCTGATCCGCGAACATTCCAGCAATCTTGTTCTTGGCGGCCTGCGGAGTCAGCGCGCCGCCAGCCGGAGTCTCCGAGCCAACGAACGTGCCTTCAGCGAATGCCGACCCGACCGCTTGGAACAGCTTGATCATCGGGCCGGTGCCGATCGCCTGCTCCAATCGCTCGAGACCGTCAGCGTCCAACCCGGCAGCAACGCCGAACTTGGCAACTGCTCGCTTGGCGAGCTCGATGTTCTGGTCAGCCGCGGCACCCCATTCCCGACGCAATGCCGAGAACTCCTCCTCGGACTTCGCCAAGAATGCCTCGCGCTCCATCTCTATCCGCTGCGTGGATGTTTCATTCCACCACTCGGCGAGACCCTTGGCTTGCTTGTTGGTTAGCCCGAGATCGTGAAGCACCGGAGCGACCGCCTGCGCGAACGAGCCATCATCCCCTTCCGGTACTGGCAGCTCATACTTATCGGCGCTCTCTGGGCGTCCTAGACGGTTATAGACGGCAGCCCAACCCTCTGCGTCGTCATCTGACTTGGGGGCGAGAATCGTGCGCCCAGCCTTGTCAGCGCCGAACACCTTCTCGAGATTCTGATACGACAGCAGGGCGTCAGCCGGCCCCTTCCATCCCTTAGCTTTGACCAGCTCTCCAAGCTGGCTTGCCGTTCCTTGGTCGATCCCTTCCGGCGCGTACCACGCGGGAGCCGCTGCCGGAGCAGTCGGGTTGCCTGCTTCCGCAGACCCTTGATCGTCACTCATCGATGAATTCCTCTTGTAGATTGGTCAAGGTCTTTTCGTCTAGTTGCAGCGCCTCGACAATGAGCTGCACCGTTTCTTGGCGACCGACCATGCGGCCAACCTCGAACATATCCGTTGCGCCGGACTTATCCACGGCGACAGGTGGCTTCCCGTAGCGGGAGAATCGCTTCAGATGAGCGAGGATGATCTGCCCGTCTTGCGATAACTGGTTTGTCTTGCCATCGATCAGAGCTCGCTTGTAGGCACGAGACCGGAACAGCACCCGAGCAACCCGAGCGCGCATCACAGCAACCATGCTGGGCATCAGCGATTCCTCAACCAAGTGAGATATTCAGCGCCTTCCTCTGGCTCCCAGAAAATTTTGATCATATCTGGATGGGTTGGAGGCAATAACGGATTGATTGTCGTCAGCGCGCAAGGCGAGAGCGCGTTATCGCGAAATCCCTTTTCCTTTGCGTATCGGTCAAAAACCTTGTAGCTCGCCACCTTCAGCAGATGCATCGTGATCCCGGTAATAGGGTCTTTCAGCACCGAATAGGCGCTCTCGTGCTTATGGCCGGCAACGTAGATGTGATCTCGAGTGCCGAGCATGGCTGCCTTCATCGGCCCGTGAGCCGGGTTCCAAACCGACGAGCCGCTGTGATCGTGCCGAGCATTGACACGCACCTCTGCGCCATTCGGAAACTTCAAGGCGATGCGCGCCTCGCTGGATTTGTACATAGTGTTTTGCTGTCTTGCGATCCACTTGAGCGGGTCTCCAGATCCAGACCATGCGTCATGATTCCCGCCCAGCATATAGAGCCAGCGGCAGCGATCGACAAACCACTCGGCCAGCTTCCACGCCTGTGAGGCAGATGTCGCCTGCTCACCGTAAAGCCTTGCTAAACGGCCAACCCAGTTGTTCGTGGTGTCTCCGACATTGCAGGCGAACAGTCCTTCCACTTTGCGGCAGAGATCGGTGTGTCGCTCGAGCGCCTCGATATCAGTACCGTCGTCGTCAACGTGCGGGTCGCCGAAATGCAGCAGGCCAATCGGCCCCGGTATCTTGATGCGAATCGGGATGAGCTTGCTCGCTTCCTCGTGCTCGCGCTTGTGAGCAAACTTGCGCTTGCGTTGCTCGATGAGCTCCTCGATAGATACGTCGTCGTCCGGTATCGGCGTGAACTCAAACGCCTCCTCGTTCGGGATCTGCCGTCCCGGCTGATACGTCGATCTTGGGATCTCGTATCCGCTCTTTTCCATCCGAGCCAGCCGCTTCAGCATCGTTCTGGTATTCAGCCCGAGCTCGTTGGCCGCATTCGCGCGAACGCCTTTGTGTCTACGCAATGCCTCAATGATCTGATCATCCGTCGCCTTCGGGGCTACCACAGCATCACCTCTTTCTTGTTACCTTGATGCCGAGTTCCTTTCGGCGCTCTTCGGTACGCTCATCATCGCGCACCGCTGTCCATTCCAAATGCCCATCAACGAGCCGATATTGTTCCTTGTGGGTCAAGGCGCAATCGCAGCACTCGGTGAAGGTATAACCTTTGACTCGATACCAAACCCCGTCATACATCTGGATTACGGGGATAGATACATCCTTGCTTCGTCCTGCCTTCGGCTTACTAGACCGGGCAGAACCTTTCCTGCGGCTTTTGTCCATTTCATGAACTCCGATGCAGCGCCCCAATAGTCGCCTCGGTTGTGCTTCATGCGCAGCGTCGAACGCTGGAGATTGCCGAGACCGACGTTAAAGGCAAAGCTCACCAAGGCATCGAACTGGCCTTGACGATCAGGATCAACAGAGCAATATCGGGCCACGCCCGACTCAAACCGTTTAAGGTCTTGAGCAAGTAGAGCATCCACTTCGTCAATGTCCCAGACACGGTTATCCTCTGGTTTTAGCGGATAGTCCCGGCGCAGAGGGAAATTTCCATTATCGGCGGTTCGCACCACCGGCAAACGAGCCTGCTCGGGATAGAGCATATGGCCGACGCCCACCGTCCAAAGCTTGGCTGGGCATAAATACGGTCGCAGGCGCACACCTTCGTGTTTCTTAATGGATGCGAGCGCCTGCTCGCTTGTGTTCATCTTTTGCTAAATGCCTGTGTCCCGAACCAAAAAGCAATGATGCTGGACAGAATCAACATTTCATCTTCGCCAAAGACGTTATCCATAGCCACGGCAAAAGGGATGCCGGTGCTATATGCGTACCATACACCAGTTGCATTCAAAACAACAAGTTCCAGCACAAAGATATAAGTTACAACAGGTCTGACGCTGGCGCGCAGATTGATGATCCATTGGCTGGCACCCTTGCCGATTGCCTCATCATGCTTGTACAGCGCGACCCGTTCCTCGGCATAAGTCTGGGCCAGCACTTGCTCGGTCTTAATCTCCTCAATCTTTTCCTGCGAGGCAAAGCCCTTGGCAGCGAGCTCCAGCTCCCGCTCTTTTTGCATACGCAGGATGGCGAGTTCGTGCGACTTGTCCTGCCGATCTTGGAAGAATTCGAGGATCTTCGGGAGGCCACCAGCGAGAAACGACAAGAACGTCGACAACATAGTCATCATGGCGGCAGCCTCACTTTTTGTTGATCAGATCGAATAGGGTCTTGATCTTATCCTCGAGCACAGCGACTCGGAGATCCAGCTTTGACAGAACGATGATCAGCGTAATGAGCGCGAGAATCACCGGCCATGCACGGGTGAAAATCTCGAACAGCTCCATGCTACTTATCCGCTTTGGTCGTATTGAGCTGGTTGATCAGGTTAAAAATGTCATCCAGCGTCCGGCGAATGTGATGGATATCGTCCCGGTAGTCGGCCTTGGTAACGTAAACGTGCGGCATATTGCGCACATCCCGATCAAGCTGGTTAATCGAGCGACTAATGTTATTCAGAATCCACCCGCCCAAGAAACCGGACACGCCGACCAGTACGTTGAAAAGCATCTGCGCATCCATCGTCAAACTCCCGGGACTGCTCTACGCGGGGCCGATGCCGCGATCTGTTCGGCCTTAGCAAATCGTTCAGCGGCCTGCCCAGCAATCGGAGCCGCGGCCAGCAGGGCTTGCGTCTGCTCGGCTTGAGCGTCGGCAGCATCCATCTCCTCGAGTTCCTCGTCGGTGCGCAGCGCCTTAGCAGGCACACCGTTGGCCTCGGCAATGAGCTTGATCGCCTCGTCAGCGTTGATGCGGCGCAGGACTGACATATCGCCAGAGACTTGCGCGACCGGCAGCATCGCCTCGATCGTGCGCAGGATGCCGGCAGCCTCTTCGGTTTTCATCAGTCGAGCGAGCGGCCCTTGATACTTCGGCAGGATCTCGCCACCCGAGGCAAGGTATTCCATCAGCATCGGCGGCGGTTCCGGCAGCGAGAAGCTGGCAGACAACAGGTCGAGCTCGCGATCGATGATCGGCCCCAAGAACTCGGACTGCTGGCGACCCATCGTCGGCCCAAGCAAAGCGCCCTTTTCCTGCGCGCGCTGGAGCACTTCGGTTGCCGTCATTGTGCGCGGCGACTCCACGAGGATCTGGAACAGCGTCACCAAGAACGAGTCGTTCACAGCGCGGCGCTTCTGATCCGACATCTCGATGCCAATCGGCAGATTGCCGCCGGTCATCAGCGGCTGCACGAGCGGCGTACCGTCGTCTCGGAGGTACCCATAGTTCAATGCGTTAGGACGCACGGAGAAGGCGTTTAACGCTCCCTCCTCGGTCAGAATGAGCGGCGGGTCAACCATGCGGTGCGCCATCCGAAGCATGGTCTTTTCCATTTCTTGCAGCGACTTGATATCGGCAAGAGCCTCCATCGCCGGAGACCGTCCATAAATCTCACGCGGCCCGGTAACGTACCGGCCAACCGCATACGGCATCACTCGATAGCCGCCTTCCTCGAGCAGCACTTGCCCCTCGCGCGATACATACCGGGATACATATCGCATCCCATCAGGGCCGGCCATGCCTTCCTTGTAGTCGTAATTCGGGCGAACGCAATGCACAAACTCGAACATCGTGTTCGGCGCACTCTTGGCCTGCCCAACAATCCCACGCGGCAGCTTGTCAGCCCAGCCCGGGATCTGCATCGCCTGACGAGCAGAGAGCTGGAACGAGCGGTAAACGGTATCAACGCGACCCGTATGATCAAGATCGATCACGAGCTCCGAGAGCGCGATCGCTCGGTATCGGAGCGTGACGCCCGGGATCTCATCGACGAACAGCGCCGACGTACCGAATGCGCCGAGACTCATGTAGCACTCAAACGCCTGCGAAGCGAAGTTAGCGGTCGGAGCGTAACGCTGCCGGAACATCATGTCCCGTACCGCATCACACCATCGCTGCACCGCCACATCGTCGTCGAGCTCTGGGACTCCGGTGCGCAATCCATGCCACATTTGCGTAGAAGGAGTCAGCATCGAATCCATCGCAGCAGCAAACCGCGGCAGAGCGCGCTGGGCGGTCGAGTCGAAGATCTTCTCAGATCGCTTCTCGCCCGGTGTACGCCAGCCCGTCATCTCGGCCATCGTCGGCCATACACGCTCGGCTACTTCCTGCCAATGGTTTTCCCAAGTTCCACGCGCGCCTTTCAGACGATCGTAGCCCTCGAGGACTTCTGCTGCGCGTGAATCGGACATGAATTACTCCTTCGGAACAGGCGACGAGGATACCGCAGCCCACGGTGGCGCGATCACAACGGCATCCGAAGTCATCTCAATTTGCTTGGCAACAGCCCGCTCATACGACTGATAGTCCTCAAGCGCAGCCTTTACCCAACCCACAGCCACCTCTTGCGAGATGTCGCCATACGCCAAGAAGTCGGCAGGGTTAGGCTCTTTGAGGGATACTTCACCAGCCACAAAACCGTGCTTGCCGTCCTTGGAGTCCGACACTTGGAACTGCGCCTTGACGCAGACGTTTTCTAAGCCGCCTTTGCTGGCGACCTCAAATCCGGTGACTTTCCAGTTAGCCATTAGACCGGCGCTCCCTCAACTTCCGTCCACGCCTGTGCGGCCTCATCCCATGAGTACATCTTGGGAGGCTCGCCCGTACCGGCATCTTCCGGCAGCGGCACCGGAGCCTGCCATTGGGCGTTAGCGTCCAGCACCCACGACGGGTACGGCTGCGGCGCTACGAAAGCGTCAATGTCAGCGTGGTAGGCGTAGCCAATACCAGCGTAGTTCTTGCGGATTTTGCCGTTGTAACTGGTTTGCTTCCAGTTACCGCCGAGCAACTTCTGGCAAAACGCCACGCCAATACTTTCAACCTCGTTACCGTTAGCGTCAGACGTATCTTTGTTGTCTACAACGATGACGCGCTTAACGACGTTGTTCTCGTCCAATTCAGCAAAATGTGCCATAACCAATCCTCAATTTGGGCAAAACTCTTTAATCGTCGTATGGGCGCACAACGCCCTAGCCTGTTTATCAGTCCGTACATGGTACGCAGAAATGTGCGAGTAACCTAGTTTGATCGCCACCCACACCCTTTTGTGTCCCATGTACACCCGTAGTATCTCTCTCCTCAAACTCTCCTTATCGGGCAGCACCGGATTTGAATCGGTCTGGTACTGCTCGTAAGGTGAGTAAACGATGATCGGATGCACCATGCCTCGCTGCTGGATGTCGGCCTTGATGACGGGCATAAAGGCTTCCGGCAGTTTGTGCATGAAAATTCCTAAATCCGATAACGCATACTCCGCATAAAACTGTGGAAAATCGTTACGCTGCGCCTTGAGTATTCTCAAGATGCAACGCCGTCAAACTGCTCTCGTCCCCGACGTATCCGGCCGGAAACGTATTGAACGCCAAAGATACTCGATCATCGCCCTGCACGGTTTCTACCATGTGCGTCAGGCTCGACGGAAACAGCATCAAATCGCCAGCGCCAACCTCAAACCACCACGAATCGCTGTTGTGGACGTTGTAATTGTCGGTTGGCAGTTTGATTTGCTGATAGCCGTCTTTGTAAAAATAAATCTTGTCCCGCTCACGGGCAGCCTTGAGGTACAGCACCCCAGACACAAACGAGTTGGGGTGTGCGTGTTTGTGGTGGTACTGACCGGCCTTCGTGTAGTTCAACCACGATTGCGTCAAACGCAGCGTAACGTCATGCTTTGGCGCGTAAATAGAACGCAGATACTCGTTGACGCTGGCCTCAGCAAACGCCTTGAGGCTTGCCATCGTGTCGTGACGCAGCACATAGCGGTCATCGCTCGTCGTGTTGCCCATGTTGCTGTGCGTCGGCTGCTCGTCCACAAACGCCATTTCCTCAGCGGTGTAATCCCGTCCAAGTTCAAACTTGGCGACAGCCGTAGGAAAGAGGTTGTATGTAATCACGCAACCGCCTTTTCAATTTGGGCAACGTAGTCGTCAAACGCAGCCTGCTGCTCGGGCAACAGGATCGTCGGCACCGCGTCCTCAAGTTCCTTGATCTTTTCAATCGTGAACATGATTTCGTCCCACGACGGCTTGGGTCGCGGATCTTCCCAACGGGTTATCTCGCGGTTGCTGATTTCCCACTTTGCGCCGGGGCGAAGCAAGTGCATCGCTGTATCAATACCCATGAGTTGATAGGTTTTCATGTGAAGTTGACCTTGAGGATTACAATGCCAGAGCCGCCTGCGCCAGAATTCTGCCCTGCTGCGGCGTAAACGCCAGCGCCACCACCACCAGTATTAACGGTTCCCGATTGAGCGGGATTGTTAGCAGAGCCGCCGCCGCCAGAACCGCCAGTTCCTCCGGTACCTGCAACATACGGCGCTCCACCACCACCACCAGCGTAGGTTACAGAACTTCCAGAGATGGATGACGCCGTTCCATTTCCGCCGTTGCCAGAATTTGTGCCGTCGCCAGTTCCACCGACAGCAGACGCGCCGCCACCACCGCCTGAACCAAAGTTTGGGCCAACCCCAGCAGGGCCACCCGCGCCACCATTATTTCCTTGGCTTGGAGCCGTACTCGGCGTGTTACCAGCGCCACCCGCGCTGCCGCCATAACCGCCGCCGCCGCCAGAACCGCCAGCATTGCCACTTGAGGAATTGTATCCATTTCCACCACCACCGCCGCCGGTGCTAGTTAAGGTGCTAAACGAACTGTCGCTACCATTACCACCCGCTGAATCAGAAGTAATGGATTTTGCGGCACCGCCAGCGCCAACAGTAATCGTGTAATCCGTTCCAGCCGTTACAGAAAAACCTGTGCCGGTTCTGAAACCACCAGCGCCGCCGCCACCGGCTCCGCTACGTTGAGGCGAGGATGTAGCAGACCCACCCCCACCCCCACCCCCCGCAACAACGAGGTAGTCAACGCTCACCGCACCCGCTGGTGCAGTCCACTTCTGCGATGACTTGAAGGTAAAGATTGTGGCAGAGCCGATGTCGTACTTGAGGATTACGATACCGGAGCCGCCTGCTGCGCCTGTTGAAACGGTTGCTCCACCGCCACCACCGCCCGTGTTAACGGTTCCAGCAGAACCAGCATTGCCGCCGCCGCCTGCGCCGCCTGTGCCTTGAGATAGGCCGTATTCACCATATCCGCTGCCACCACCGCCGCCGCCATAAGTCGCGCTGCCGCCAGAGATTGACGATGCAGTACCCGCGCCCCCATTGCCTCCACCGGCTGATGTGGCATTTGCTCCAGTTGCAGACGCACCACCACCGCCGCCGCCGTTATCGTAAGTGGCGCCGTCTGTTAGGCCGTTTCCTCCATTGCTTCCTTGGCTTGGAGAAGTGCTAGGCGTGTTTCCAGAGCCGCCGGTTCCGCTTGTTCCAGCACTACCTGACCCGCCGCCACCTGATCCACCGCTCAGGCCGTTTCTTGCTGTCGCGGTGGTTGTTGCGCCACCGCCGCCACCGCCAGCAGAAGTTATTGTAGAAAATACTGAATTAGAACCAGATGATCCTGTATTTGAACTACCACTCCCTCCAGAACCGCCAGCACCAATCGTGATGGTGTAGTCAGTTCCAGCAGTTACGCTAAACCCGGTTCCTGTTCTAAACCCACCGGCACCGCCACCAGCGCCACCGCCGTGCGGAGCGTTAGCGCCGCCACCACCGCCGCCACCCGCGACGACAAGGTACTCCACCGCGCTAACACCGCTCGGGCAAGTCCATGTGCCGCTAGAAGTGAACGTGGCTACGACATAATTTGGCCCCGCTGCCGCAACTTTAGAGGCGAGCAGCAAACTCATAATGCCGCTCATGGCTTAACTCACGTTGCCGTTAATAACGCAAACCGTACCTGATAAGAACAGTATTGTCGCCACGCCTCTTGTAGCCAATGACACGCTCGCCTTGTCTGCATCCGTACCCGCGATATACGCCGTCGTAATCGTGCAAGTAATCGTGATAGCGCCCGAGGTGTTGTTGAAGATAGACACCACATCGCCAGCCGCAAACGTCGCATCGGGAATCGTGATGGAGCCAGAAGCGCCCACCTCGATAAACTTACCCACATCGCCGGTTGCCAGCGAGTAGGAAGTCGTCTTAGCCGATCCCGACTGCGGGATGTTGCGAAAGCCTACGCTGAAGTTCTCATCCGGCAGCGTGACGGTACGCGCAGCAGACGGGCCGCTGAACGTGATGACTTGGCTAAATACCGGCACCGTTGTGTTGGCATCCGGCAGCGTCATCGTGCGGCTGGCAGAAAGCGTTGTCGGGGTCAGCGTGACGGCATACGAGTTCGTACCGCCAGCGCGACCAGCCAGCACCACAGCGTCCTGCGTGGCGGCAGCCTCGGAGCGCACCGCACTCGCAGCGCGGAACGTCTGGGCAGCGGTAAAGGTATTCGCCGTACCTGTTACCAACGCAAGAAGGTTGGTGCCGGTGAGTTTGTAGTTAGCACCGGAGCGGGCAACGATGTATTCATCGCCAGCTTGCGCCGGAGCTCCAGAACTTAATGCGCTGATCTTGGTATCGGCCATGACTTACTCCAGAAGTATCTTGTCGCCGCCTTCGAGCAGCGCG